TCTATTGTTGGTTTTTCAATAAAGCGTAGTGAAAAAACAATATTCCTCGAATTAACACGAGCGGAATTATATACAGAACCATCACCACCGGTTATTTCACTTACATTGATATTTGCTTTACTTGGACTTAAACCGTCTGTATTTAGAACAAGGAACCCCGATTGCTCAGGGCTCCTTATATCTAATGTGACAGTCTCACCCAAGTGGTTAGTGATTGTAAAAGATTTTATCATTTACCACTCCTCGAGATTATTTAACTGCTTGTTTCACTAATGCTAATTGATTTCTTGTTTGCCTATAGATCTCAAATCGAGATAGAGGCACCGGGGAATAATTATTTTGAGTGAAAGTTATAACAGAATTTCCTTCACCATTTTTTCCACCATCTTGTGATACTATTGGACTTGTTCCAGATGATATAGATGATAATGTTTTTGGAATACCAGATACACCAATAGCTTCATTAAATATATCACTAATGGAAGCTTGCCCAGCAACAACATTTGTTAAATCTACTACCGGAGTTATTACCGGAGTAAATTCTGGACTATCGAGTAGAAAATCACTAATGGTTTTTATTGATTCGGTCATACCATTCATTGCAGATGTTCCAATCTTTGTGGCAGCCGATTCCACATCTCCTGCCATTTTGACCAGTCCATCAACAAAACCCAATGCAGTTAATTCACCAAATTCTGTAAAGACTGTTGATGGGGAATGGATACCTAATAATAGTTTTAATGCTGATATAGCAGAACTTGCTAATGATCCAATTGCTTTTGCTACGGCACCAACACCACTCTTAAGGCCATCTGCTAAACCATCGATAATAGCCGAAGCTAGTTTTCCAATAGCAGTTCTTAATGCATCACCATTCTCATCTATTGCAGTTGCTAATCCTTCAATAAATTTAACAATTAAGTTAAAACCAGAATCAATAATATCTGGCAATTTCTCCGCGACTGCATCAATAAATTCAGTAACAATATCCATTGCAACCGTAACTATCTCAAAGATATTGTCTCGAATTCCCTTTAAGAATCCTAATAGAATATCCATACCAGATTGAACAAAGTCTGGAATCTTTTCAGCAAGACTAGTTAAAAGTTGTCCGATTAGATCTAACAATGCCTTAATAAAAGCGGGAATATTATCAGTTATTAGAGTAATTAAAGCCGTTAATAAACCTTGTAAAGTTGAAATAAGAGCTGGAGTAGTACTAGTAATAGCTCCAAGAATAACTAAAAGCATTGTTGTAAAGGCTTCTTGCAGTTTAGGCCCATTATCAATAATAAACTGTGCAAACTGAAGCATTGCGTTTGTTATTGTTGTAACGATCATTGGGACGATACTTAATAATAACTGGGCTATTGCTACAATGGCTAACGCGCCAGCAGCACCAGATACGGCTAACATGGACATTCCCGCAGCAAATGCCATAAGACCAACCCCTATTAAAGCAACAGCTACCCCAATTAATCCCATCGCCACAGCAAGAGCTAATAGAGTTGGAACTACTGGGGTTAATACAGCACCCGCAATTCCAAGCACTAAAAAGACTCCAGCAAGAGCTAGAAGGGCTGTTCCAATCTGTATGAGGCTCATATTACCTAATGCCTTTAAAACAGGTGTTAACACGGTTAGAGCGCCTGCTACAATAAGAAGAGCTAAGGCTCCACTAATTGATGCCTGCATAGCTTGCATACCAATCGCTAATATGAGTAGGGCAGAACCTAATGTTATCAGTCCCGTTTGTACTTGTTCCCAACTCATATCACCAAGTGCGCCTAAGACCTTAGATAAGAGATATAGTGCCCCAGCAATAACAGTTAAACCTAATGCTTTAACAATCATATCCTTTGGCATAGCCTCAAGAGCAGCAACGATTATTAATAATGCTAAACCCATAGTTGTTAAACCACGAGTAATCTGTTCCCAAGTCATGTTGCCCAACCTTGTTATCGACTCAGTTAATATTAATAATGCTGCAGCTAGAATTGTTACACCTATTGCGGTTGTAATAATATTCTTACCATCGCCAACTAGTCTAGTAAAAGCTGCTATTTCTGTTAAAATAATACCAATAGCAATAAGACCAGCTTGCAGAGCATCCGCATCCATATTTCCAAGTTTTTCGACTGCCGTACTAAGAATGAGAATTGCTCCAACCAATAGTAAAATACCTAAACCAGTTTTAATTCCACTTTTATCTAATTTTGCGAGATTTGTAAATAGCGCTAATTCGCCTATTAATACACCAACTGCAATTAAACCATTAGTTAATGTTAAAGGATCAAGTTCGCCTAATCGTTTTACAATACTAACCATTAATTCCAAACCCAATGCAAAAACAATTAAACCCGCGGCCGTTTTAATCATATTGCCAGCATTATTCTGTATCGTTTTACCAAACGCAACAAGTGATACTGACAATATAGAAATGGTTAACAAACCTTTATTAATATCTTCAGTATCTAATCGAGCTAAATTCGCCATCGCACCAGATAAGATTAATATTGCAACTGACATAGCTACCAATGATGCTACTGGACCCATCCCACCTCCAGGACCAGCAATTTTAGCATATGCTGACATAGAACCAACTAAATCTGCAAATAATGCAGTAACTGCTAGTAAGGCCGTTGTCAATTTTACAGAGTCAACTAGCGAAATTGCTATTAAGGAGGCCGCTAATATAGCAATTGCAATAGCAATAGACATTAATGTTTTTGCTTTTAGATTAGATTGCCATACTTCCAGACTACCTCTAACACCATTTAATATGCCCGTAACTCCACTAAATATACTTTTAATACCGTCAAATACACCAGCCACACTATCAATAGCACCAGACCCTTTATTGATAAACTTTTTAATAGCCAATAGAATAGCAATGAATAAACCACCATTAATAGCATCAAACATTGCGCTAAAGTCTACATTTGCAAATCCATTTCCTAGTGCTTGAATAAACGATGTTATTCCATCAAGGATTTTATTTTGCACTTTTTCAAAAGTTGGTGCTAATTTCTGCATAACACCCAATGCCTTACCAAATGCTTTAGATGCCATATCAGATAAGAATTTAAACGGGGCAAAACGTTTACCGAATTTATCAAAAAATGTCTCCACGCCACTAGTATCAACGCCTGTAAAAATATTTGCTAGTGTGTTTTTCATATCCGTAAAACGTTTTAGAAAATCAATAGCAAAGAATTTATCAAATATAGCTTTTACTTTATCTATGGTAGGCTTAAAACTTTCAAATTTTGTTTTTACTAAATTAGCGAATGATATAATAGCGGCAATGGCAAGCTTAATATAATCAATTATAGATTGAAAAAATACCTCAAATGTTTTTCCATTTATAATAGCTTCTCTTAATTTTAAAATAAATTTAGCTATTTTTTCAATAAAATCAAATATACCGCTACCTGTATTTTCGAATGATCCTTTAAATTGACTCATTACCTTTATAAAAGAAACTACTGCTATACGAACAATATCAAATATAGCAAAAAATCCTTTAAATATCATACTTACTTTTTTAGCAGTCTCTGAACTTAACGTTAATCTACTAGCAAATAACATTAATTCTATAGATAAATTATATAAAGTTTGGACAGTTAGTGGCGGAAATATATCTCTAAAAGCGCCTTTAACAAGATCCATAATCTCAATGACGCCTTTAAATGCCAATTCAAGAGCTCTCACAACATATGCTCTCCCACCCATATCCTTCCAATCTTGAAGAAAGGAATTACGAGCTTCTGCCGATGCCACAATTAGCCCCCCCAATGTATCACTAATATTGGTAAATAAAGCCTTGGCTTCTTCGAAATTACCAATAACGATTTCCCAAGTTTGAGCCCAACCAGAACCAATAGCTTCTTGTAAGGTCCCTTTTAACTGAGAAAATGTTTTTACTTTTGTTGCGGAATCATTTGCTACTTGACCCATTTTTAGGATACCTGCAATTTGATCCTCAGTATATCCCATAGTCTTTAATTGCTCAGCGTTTAAATCTCCGGTAAATTTAGATAATGTTTCAGTTAGAATGCTAGATGTAATCCATCCGGTCGTTAACGATTCTCTAAATGAACCTTCTTTTTTAATGATATCATCAACAGCGACCCCATGCGCACGAGCTGTTTCCTTTAACGCATCTTGGAAAACCTGACCACCCATGCCCGCATAAACAACTGAGTTCCAATCCATTAATTTAACAGTGCCAGTAGATAGTGCTTGTGATAGTTGATACATGGCACTACTAGCTTGTTGAGAATTCGAACCTGATACAGCTGCTAAGTTAGCAATTCCTTTAATGGCGGCTACTGATGTATCCAAATCAATACCAGCAGCAGTAAAAGTACCAATATTTTTAGTCATTTCTGAGAAATTATAAATGGTTTTATCAGCATATACATTTAATTGATCTAATGCATCATTAACCTGATCCATTGTTGTTCCTTTGGAGGAGGTATTTGCTAAGATTGTTTGAATAGCGTTTATTTGTGTCTCATATTCTCCAAGACCTTGTTTTGCATTGTCAATTGGAGAAACCATATTCCATAACTTTTTCGTAAGATCAATGACTGAATTGGTGATATTTTGAATTGCTGTAAAACCAATTGCTCCAAGAATTGAAAATCTATTAGATATAGCTTCCACTGCTCCAGTAAGTCCAGCGAAATTATTTTGCGAATTCATTCCAGCTGTTAAATTAGAAAAACTTCTTGTTGAATCCTCAAATGCTAAACCTTTTTTAAGTCTACTAACATCTTGCAAAGTTTTGTCAACGCCTTTTTCGAATTCGGCATTATCAAAACCCATCTCAACGACTTTTTTATCAATCGTAGTTGTCATATTTTAGATACCTCCTCGAATATATCATTTGCAATTTTTTCGAATATAGGTTTCATGGCAGGATTAATGAAATCAATGCCTTTAACATATCCGCCATTTTTTGTGCCATGTCCATATTGTATAAGTATTGCAACTGGTGCTCCAAATTCACTATTACTATTTGTCCATG